GATAGAGATGTGGGTTGGTCGCCTTAAACCAAGACAGGAATTGTTCCGTTACTTTAACCATCATATAAGTATAGTACCGTGTTTTTTTATTACAACAACTAAATTAAAAAATTATACATTCTTGCCAAATAACTCGTTTGATTGCTGTGTTACTCTGATAAATGTAGCGCACTTTGGCATATCTTTCAACCTTCTTGCGCCAATATAAGTGCAGGCTGAACGGATGCCTCCAAGAATGCTTTCCAGCGTATTTTTGACAAGCCCCCTGTGCTTGACCCTGACCGTCTTGCCTTCCGAGCTTCGATAGCTCGCCACGCCGCCATTATGTTTCTTCATTGCCGTGTCAGAACTCATGCCGTAAAAAGTCTTGTATTTTTCCCCATCTATTTCTTCTTCTTGTCCTTCGCACTCCGTATGTCCAGCCAGCATCCCGCCAAGCATGACAAAATCAGCGCCACCACCAAAAGCCTTGGCAACATCTCCAGCACAGGTACAACCGCCATCAGCCATAATATACCCGCCAACGCCATGGGCAGCGTCGGCACATTCAACCACCGCGCTAAATTGGGGATAACCAACACCAGTCTGAATGCGAGTAGTGCAAACAGAACCACTTCCAATACCGACCTTGACAATATCTGCTCCATTTAAAATCAATTGCTCAGTCATCTCTCCGGTGACAACATTGCCAGCTATTATAATAAGAGCGGGGTGTTCTTGTCTAACTCTTTTTATAAAATCACAAAACCTCGCGGTGTAACCATTAGCTGCGTCAATACAGACAAACCTAGTGTGATAGAAGTTCCAAGTGATATCTCTTAAATAATCCATGTCATCCCTCTTTTCTGGGTCATACTTAATACCAATAGAAGGAGAAATATGTTCGTAAATTCTATTTTGCCAACCTCTTGAGTCGCGGTCATGCTTCCAAACCGTGCCTTCTTTTTGTTCTTGAGATTTATAAACGCCATACCCATTTAGTTTATGAAGCCATCTTTTTATATCATTGTGTTTGCTGATGCAAGTAAGCATACGGTGTTGGGCAAGGGCTGTCGCCATCTCAAAAGTGCCAACTGTATCCATATTTGACGCCACAATCGGAACACCTTTCCACCCGTAAGCCTTTGGGTCGCTACCTTCTCCACCAGCATTGGGGAAAGTAAACTCACGAACCAAGTCAACATCCTTTCGGGAAGTCAACGTAGAACGCTTGGGGCGCATGAGAACGTCCTTATAGTCTAACTTTATTTCTGGTTCAATTCTCACCCAATTAAACTCTTTCCTTTAGCCATTTGATAGCCCTCATTGAAAGTTTGTATTTTCTAGCCATTCTAGTTTTCTCTGTGGAATTTTCATACATCCATTCTAAAAACTGTAACAAGCTTTTGTTTTCCCGTATTCTTAAAGAGGGCATGGGTTCCGTGGGTCTTTTGTCCCACCCTATGGAAGATTTAAAGTTTTCGCCAAATATTTGTTCTAGCATCTTTTGCAACCCTTTTATATAAGGTGACGCACCAATCGTACTTACACCCCAACACGGACTCTTATCTGCTGCGGCCCAATAAACACATCCATCTCCGTCAAAATATCCCCTCGTATGAGAAGCTAAAAGATTGTGTGGGATTTGATTTTTTGTGGGAAACTCATGGGTAAAAGATTTGGCGGGGCCACATCCAACATTAGTTAAATCTAAAGCTGCTTCTGGGTTTTTAAACGAGAAAGCCCACTTCTCCTTACTAATGAATTTTTTTCCGCGAATTTCTTTTGGTGCTGGGGGGTAATGCTGGATTTCATTATCTACTCCCGTCCATTCTTTGAAATTTTTGACAGTTTGCTCGCAGGTATTGGGCAGCACAATGTATCCTTTACAGTTACATCCATCAGCAGATAACATCCCCACCCAGTAAGCAACCTCATCTGAGTCTATTATTTTAAATTTATCAAACTCTTGTTTCCTTACGTTTATTCCCAGTTTGAAAAGTTGTTGCTGGATTGAATGGACGCTTCTATCTCTGTCTAGTTTTTCCTTTAGTTCTTGTTGTACTTTGCAGCTAACGCTCTTGGGGCCGTGATAAGTTCCTTTCGCTTCGTAAGACCTCAAGATGTCATTTTGTTCTTTGTCCCAACCATCTTGCCTTTTCGCTCTTTTTGGGTCACAGGGTCGGCGGAGGCTCTTGGGGATAGAGCCATAAGGCGCGCGTTTTGTTTTACTTTTTACTGGCATTTTAATTTTTCAGTATATTTTTTAATAATTGTTCCGTGCATACCGGCGTGTACCTCGTAATGACAGTTTTTACATACTAGAATAGTTTTATCCGCTTCCTTTTTTAAGTTCTCCAAGCTCATGTTCAGCATATCGCTTATCCCAAACGACTTCTCTTCAACGTGGTGAAAATCCAAAGACCCAACATTTTTATTATACTTACAAATATAACATTTGCCACCCATGTATTCTACGAGTAGCTTTTTGTGTTTTCGTTTTCTCTCCTTCGTGTAAGCGTTTCTTTCCCTTCCCATGTGTTCCCTCTCAATAAAAAAGCCTTGGTTGGCGTTAAATCCCATTGGTCTACGACTTTTCTTTCGCCATATCCAAAGTTTCTTATATAACACTTTTTATTGAATTCTTCTCTTGTAATCCATCCAACTATGTTAACCACCTTTTGCTCTTTAGTCGGGACTACTAGAAATGCTACGTCAGTTTTAAAAATATAAGTGCTGTTCGGTACGTTATCAAAATAAAGGTCACCTTCGCCACAGCGATAATTATTATATTTAACTTGAATTGTTTTATCCTTATACTCTAGGTCAGACCCGCCATCTCCGACAAAGGTTATTTCTTTATTGACCTCTAATCCTAAAAAATTAGCAACAGCATACTCACCCTTCAAGCCATCAAAATTAATTTCTTCATCGGTTTTTTTCGTATTGTATTTTTTACTTACAACATGATTGTCCTCCTTAAAGGAGTTACGATTCCGAGCGTGAGCCTTTATTTCTTCCCATTTATCAGTAAGGTCTATAAACATATTATTTTAATTTAGCTTTCAACTCTTTCTTGCTTATTGCCCCTTGAAACCTTTCTATCTCCATCCACTCAGCGTCCTCGACAGTTAAGGCTTTATAGATAATAGTTGTGGGTACAGCATACACATCATTCATGCTGGCAACCAAAGGATCCTCGTCTGCGGGTATGATTGATATGTTATACCCTTCCTCCGCCAAGTCTTTTAAAACCGGCTTAAACATTTTACATGGGCCACAATGGGCCGCTGTATAGCATACTGCTTTTTTCATATTAATAATTTATTTTTTGACCCAGTTCTTTTTTTTCCAGCTTTACTTCAATTTCGTCTTGCCTTTGCCACTCTCTTTCGATAAAGTCTTTAATCTCCTTAAAGCGCACTTGCGATGGCACATTTGCGTCTCCATTTTTAGCTATGCTAACCGCCCGACAGTATACCTCTTCTAATATTTGTTCATCTCTCATAATAAAAATCCTTTTTTAATTCTTTAAATCTTCCGCTTTCGTTTGCATGATTATAATGTATTTTAAATTTATTATTTTTGTACCCGCAGCCCCCGCATGAGGCGTCACCTTTCTTGAGGAACCTTTTCGCTAGGCTTGCGCCAACGTAATCATCCTCATCAATATAGTTCAAAAATTTTCCATAAAGATGGGCCGCCGACAAGTCGCAAGACTCCTCGTTTTTGGTCAAATAATATGGAGTTAGTTCAAGCTTATATCTCTGGTTTGTTTTCATAGACTGTACCAATTTTTGGTAAATTTAGTATTGTAAACTTTATCCCAACAACCCCCGCAGAGTTGGCCCGCGCCATCTACATAACAATTACGTTTATCAATGTGTTCGTTTTTGTCGTAAGAGGTTTCCTCTTTGCAGACAACACACTTATCTTTTTCTTGTTTCATAGCAATTAACTTGGTTGATGTCCTGAATCCGTATCTCTGAGAGATTGGACATAAGCATCCATTTGTTCCTCTTCGGTTTTTTTACGTTTCCATTCCAACGCAATACTTACGTTAGGAAATTGTTCTATAAAAATATCCTTTATTTTGTTAGCAACGCCCCTGTGTTCTTTTTGCGTATTTTCTTCTGTCCTTAAATTAATATAATGAATCCAGCTACGGACGCTACCATTCATATACATCGTCGTTTGAGTACCCAATGGTAGAACTGCTCTGGCGCATTCTTTGGCTACTCCTTGGGCTATAAGTTTATTATAACAATTAAGAGACTGCTCCATTGAATATTTCGCTACTTCATTTATTACTACATCGTCTATCTTGTCATTACTACTTTGCCTGTTCTTTTCTGCGGGAGAACGTAACTCAAGCGGCTCCATGTCCGTAGCCTCACTGTACCTTTGGCTAAACTCTTGAAAGCTAAAACTTCTATGTCTTAATATTTGCGCTGCGATTGCTCGGCTTGTTTTTATTTCGACACACATATTTGCAAGCTCAAATGGTGACCAGTGTTTGTGTTTGATCAAAAACTTTAACAACTTGGGCGCAGTCTTGACATTGTGTTGGTTCTTGGGGTTAGAAACCCTAGCGCAGTAGGCAATGATACTTTCCGCGCTCATAACTTTATCGTCATACCCGTTGACTTGGGGCTGCGTAAGTGATATTAATTTAACTTGCATAACGCAGCCTTCAAGACTTTTCTTTTGTTTTTGCTTAATTTTTCCATTGCTTCCGGTGGAGCGAACCAGCCGTATTCATTATGTTCAAAAGATAATTTGATGTCCTTGGTAGACGCTTTCCCTAAAAAATATGCAACAACTTTAGGAATCGGACGTTTTAATTTTTTACGAGTTCCATAATCAATCGTTACCATATATTTCGATAAGAATGCAAAAGACGGGTGAATCTCTTTTATTATTAACCCCGTTTCTTCCTCCGTCTCTCTTTTGGCCGCTTCTAACCTAGCTTCGCCTTCTTCTACATGGCCCTTCGGAAACTCCCACCCAAAGCTTCCTTTGATAAGTAAAAATTTTAACTCATCATTTTCTACAAAGTAAGGAACTATTCCAGCAGCCTTGTAAGTTTTCCTTTTTATGCCAAAATATTTCCTCATATCATTAACCTGTCGAGGCGTTTTATTTGGCAAAAATTTACTAACCATTTCGCTTTGAGGATAGTCTGCGCCATGTTTAATAAGTAGCTCTCTTTCGTCCTCGCTCCATATCCTTCGTCCCTTCAATCCCATGTGCATTTTCTTTTGGCAAATTTGCACGGGCGTTTTGTTTGGAAGAAACTTGTCGTGAAGTTCTCGTTGCGTATGGTCTTTCCAGTGTTCTTTCAGCACTTCAACCTCGTGATTAGTCCATATCTGCATTATTGGATTTCTCCTATGTACTTAAAAAACTTACTCATGTTGTCAAACTTAAGCAAATCTCCATGTTTATTTACAGTTAAGTTAACTGAGCCGTCTTCTTGAACAAAGGCTACAATTTTAGCGTTAGAAACCGCTTCCTCTGGAGGAGTAGAGCCTTCTGGCAAAACTATGATAGAGTTTTCACTCATTACAGTAAGTTTATCGCTTTTTTTTAGAAATACAAGGGAAAACCACTCAAATGTTTAAGAAAGTAACTATGAACACTGTCTACCATTTGTAGTATCCATATATATTCATCACCACCAAGCAAAAGGACATTACCGCCGTAGAATAAACTTTCTTCTGCATACAGTGCGCTCCTACTAAACTGTTGCCTAAGATCCAAACCGCCCAGCACGAAAACATTTCATTGGCGTTCAGGTAATAGCCGACTAAAACCAATACCGCGCCTAGAGAGCCGAGAAGGTTTTCCTTAATATGATTAATCATAACCTTTTGCTTTCAACGCTTTTAAAGGACATCTTCTCTAGGTGGTAATATGTTTTTAAAAAATCAACATCTATTTTTAATTCTTTTCTTATTGTGCCTATTTGTTTGTTTAAATATTTTTTAAAATTTATTTGAGACAAATCAGTAGAACATAGCGAACCTGCCTTAACTCCCATGTTGAACACAAACCTTTCTTCCTCTCCAAATTTGTATCCTTCTGGGTAAAGATATTTAGACACAAACATAAAAAGATTTCTCTTCCATCGTTCCATGCCCTTTGTTGATCCCATCGTGTACCCTATTACGAAAGCCTCATCTTTTACTAGCAGCCCACGGCCAATCATCACATGGATGCAGTCATGCGTAAACAGGTCTACGGCTCCGCCAAATAGCTTTGATGTTTTGTAATTGGGGTTCTCCACTAGTTTTATTATTAATGGAATATTTTCCTGACGAAGTTTAAATAAGTCCATCTCTTTTAAGACGCTCTTAAGTTTTTTGCGGGAGGATAATAGCGAAGGGTTCCAAGCCTCCGCAGCCTTCTGGGCCTTTTCGGTGCGAAGCTTCTCAATCTTTTTGTATTCGCAAGGTGTCATGCATACTCTACTTTATTTAAATTTGTAGAAAAGCGAGAGTCAGCAACCCAATTAATCTGACCCCCCGTATCACCGTTAAACCAAAAATGTGCGACTTGAATTTCTGTTGGCCTAGCGTCTTTATCGTCAATTAAACGTGGGTCATCTAAATCCAAGTAGTAAACATCATAAATAGAATCTATAAGGTTAGTGTCATCTTTAGCCCTGACGTGCGTCTCAATAAAATCCTGAGCATCTTCAATGGAAGCGAAATGCAGTTTGCCACTGTCCATCCAGCCAGCGTACCCATTCCAAGTAAGGTCATTCTCCTCGTCGAAGGTCATATACTCTCTCTGATAAGCGAAGCTTCCTCTAGTATTTTGGGTAAACGTCCACTCTCCCTGTTCTCGTTCGTAACAGTAAACGACATAATCCCAGCGTTTCCAACCGGAACTTTCTTTCTCTGGCCCTTTTTCATCGTCCTCGTATTTACAAGTGATTGCGATAGCAGGTATAGCCACCGCAGGGATTGACGCTTTAATGAACTGTCTTCTATTCATAACTAAAATCCAATAATTCTATCCCGAAAACCAAAGTTTGACCAGATAGCTTGTGTCCAGATTCTCCGTACGCTAAATCAGGAGGCAATGTTATCACTCTTTTTTCTCCTTTTCTCATGTCGGATAATGCCTCGTCCCACCCCTTGATAACTTGCCCCGTACCTACGAGAAATTCGAATGGCTGACCCCTCCTTATGGAGCTATCAAATATTGCGCCGTTGGCGGCAAGCGCCCCTTCGTAGTGAACTTTGGCCTTTACCCTGCCTTTGGTGAAGCAATCCACTATTTTGTCTCCTTCGCCCTCCTTTGTAATCTTATATCGCAGCCCACTTGGTGTTGTTATTTCTTCGCTCATTAATCAATGATAGCGCGGCTTTACCCAAAGTCAATATTATTTATTTAGAATATCATCTATAAGCTCATCTATTAGCGCGTCAGTAACTTGCGGCATTGCCAGCATATGAGCGTGATTGTCTTGTACGGCAAGTTGCCATTTTTCTATAACAAAATCAGAAGGTTGTGGGAAAACGACCGTAATCGCATAGTCATTTTTCCAAGCTTTTATGTTATTTTCATTAAATTTTTTAACGGCACGCTCTGCGGTTCTTAAACAGGTTCTTACAGCTTTTTTAAAACCATTAAATCCTTTGTCTTTTATGGTGTACCATAGCAAAACCGGAGTGTACCCGTTTCTTGAACCGCTTACTGTGCTATCTAGTGAGCCGACATACTCTATCTCTCTAGATACCCTTCCGACGTTGCTTTTCAGAGCCAACACAACGCCACACGGAACCGGTGAACCGATAAATTTATGACCGCTTATTGAAACGCTCTGTATTCCGTCCGCGAAAGTATAAAAAGGCGCGCCATCTATGAAGGGTAGAGTCATCCCCGACATCGCTGCGTCAACATGAACGTAGTATTCTGGTATAGCTAATTGTTTTAATATTTCCTTTATTTTAAAAATATCGTCAAACCCCTCTTTCATGGTCGTCCCCATGTTCGCAAATATAATAGGCGGGGCGGAGCGCCACGTAGCAACCATGTGTTTCAGGTCATCGTAATCCATTTCGCCGTTGCGCCTTGACTTAATCATTACATGCTCCATCCCAAGCATTCTTATATTTTTGCTAACGCTATAATGCGTGTCCTGAGAATAATAAACTACACCCTTGGGGTAAAGCTCTCTAGCTAGATAGAGTCCGTACATATTTCCTTCTGTCCCCCCGTTAGTGACGTAGCCCCAATAGTTGTCTGGTGGGGCTTTGTAGAGTTTTGCAAACCAGTCTAAGACTTTAACTTCAAACTTTTTAGAATTAATTCCATAATAGCTGGAGTCAAATGGGTCGCCCACATTATTTATAGGATATTCTAAAAAATCAGAAATTTCAGAATAGTCAAAGGTTGTGTTGACTGGATAGCCTACGAAAGTCCTTTTCTTGTCCTTTAGTAGTTGAAGAAAATTTTCAAATTCTACTTTGTCTTTTTTTTTAAGACTCATTATTGATTTGGTTTTTCTTGAATTTCGGAGGGAAGTAATTCGTGAAAGTGCCATTCTTGTCTTTGAGATTCACTTCCGTCACCCTTACTTTTGGTTTCTCTGTCGCCCTTTTGTCCTGCCCTTCCGTTTTTCTTTTTAAATTCCCCCGTAACTGGCTGTCCCCTCCTAAGCTTGGGCATTATAGTTTTCTCCAATTGTTCGTGAAGCCCCCGACTATACTCTAGTCCGTGTAAGCGCGGTTCGTTTTTTCCTTTACTATAGCCAAAGAATTTCGTTAGAAAGTTAAAATTAGTTTTCTTAGGTGACTCAAGTAAAACATAAATCCTGCCGTCAAAATTTGTAAACTTGTTTGGCTCTTTTATTATTACCCAATGAACCATTCCTTTTTCCGGCATATCGTCTTCAAGAGCGGGCCACCCCAAGAAGGTATGAATTGAGGTCCAAAAAATAACGGTAAATAAACAAAACGCACTTATGCAGCCGGTCTTAAAATACCACTGGAGCCTTGATTCGTTTAGTACCCAAAAGCTCATACCGCCAAACAGTAATAATAAAATTGGTAATGCTATATTCATTTTTTTAAAATTCTAATTAGCAAAAGAACAGCTATCACCATTAAAGTCCATTTAATCCAAAGCAAAGCGTCTGTTATTTCTGGTGGCGTTACTATTTGTATATCTGGGTTAACCTCTATA